GGTCTTGCTCAGTACGGCAATGGCTTCCTCAGCCGTCGCGCCGTTCTTGATGAGCTCCTTCATGCGCGGATCAAGAGCGTTCAAGCCCTTGAGGTTTCCCGCATACGCTTTGCTCAAAGCCTCTGAAACCTGCGCGAGAGGCTTCCCGGTGCCGGCGGCTACGTCGAGGGCAAGCCCAAGCCCCTGCTGGGCCTTTTCCAGATCACCAGTACCCCGGGCGAGGATGGCAAGCGCCGGGCGCAGCTCATCGTCAGAAACCGCTGCCGCCATTGAAGTCTGGGTGATGAAGTCCTCAACGGCCTTGACCTGAGTGTTAGTGGCCTTCGTTGAGGTCGCCAGCGTGCGGGCCAGCTGCTCCTGGGCTGCCTGATCCTCAATAGCGGCCTTGGTCGCGTCAAACGCTGCGGCGCCAAGCGCGGCGAGTGCGATGCCGGCGGGCACTGCGGCCTTCTTGATGGCAAAGCCAGCCTTCGCGCCCACGCCATCAAGCCGTTCGAATTGCTTGATTCCACGATCAAGCCCGCGACCGTCGAAGTCGGTCAGGATGGGAATGGTGATCGCCACTAGCCCACCATCCCCTGCACGGTCTTTTCGGCCTGACGGACAATCTCATCAATGCCCTGGGCGATCTTTGGCGCGTGCTTTTCAGCGGTGGGCCACAGCACTTTGGAGTGCCGAGCCCTGATGTTCGTGCCAAGCGGCTTTGAATCGCTCACGGTTTCAAACACCACAGCCGCCGGCGTCCCCTGCGACACATACAAGACCGAGTTCTTATCGCGGCGCGTCGAGGTCTTGACCTTGACCCCGCTACGGACCTTGCCAACCTGCCAGGGGAAGATGCTGAATGCCTTTGGAGTCCATGCCCGGCGCATTCCCGACAGCGGCAGCTGGGGATACAAGCCCTTGGCCTCAGCAACCATTGGAGCAACCACAGCCTTGGCTGCCCGGTTGAACTCCTTGCGGAACTCGGGATCAACCTGTCGCAGCGCCTTGATCGTGTCCTTGACCCCCACCACTTCTGTCTTGATGGTCGCTGGCATCAGCGGCTGCTTTCTCTCAGGACTTCCAAGACCGTGTTGAGGTCTTTCATGGTGAAGGTTACGTCAGGGGGCCAGAAGCCGGTTTGTGCCAGGACTACGGCAAGCGCCCGGCTTACTGTCCCCCGTCCGTAGGGTTTGCATCTGCCTTCTCATCGGTGTCGATGACCTCGAGGTCCCGCACTTCGTCGAAGAACCCGTCGAACGTGTCGGCCACAGGCAGCCCAGCTGATCTGCCGGCGGTCCATGCCAGGAAAGCGATGTATTCCAGCCGAGGTGCCATCTGCAGCACCTGGGCCGACACGTTGAAATGGCGTTCGAACGCCACGGTGTTCTTGATCGAAGCAATGTCCACCACATAGGAACCCGCATCAGTCGTGAAGGCAATGTTCCCGTTTACTGCCGTCTGCTCAGCCATCTGTTCCCCCTAGTTGATGATCAGGTGGTCACGTCGCGCACGAAGCTGCCACCCGAGAATGCCACTTCCATGACCTGCAGCTCACCCACGGTGTAGGTGATCGGGTAGTTGGCGATCATCGTGTTGCTGATCGTCCACTCAGGGTTCGCCGCCCCGGGAGCGCCAGCATCCTTGCGCACCACGATTTCGGTGTCGCCAGCGCCAATCTCGCCAGCAACGGTGTTCTCGACGCTGTTGTTGCCGTAGTCGACGTAGAGGGTGATAGTGCCCTCAACGGTCTGCAGGCCACCAACCATGCGCTCTCCGGTGTCTCCGAAGGCGGTGCTGGTCAGCGGGTTCTGGCCAAGGGTCAGCGTGACTGCTGAGCACTGGTCTGCAAGCTGGACGCCGGCGATGGTCAGCGACGCCGGCTGGGAAAGGTAAGTCGTGGCCGCCATTTGGCTAGCTCCTTTGCGTTCCTACTCGGACGGTCAGATCATACGTCGGGACCTCTTGCCCCCCGATCAGCATGACCCCTGGGATGCCCCGGATGAGGCTGATACTGCTGTTCATGATGGTGTCAGCAGTGGTGATGAGGTAATCCGCCGCGTCCTGGTTGCCCGGGGGAGCGGCAAGGATCTTGATGCCGATTTCAATGTCGGCAATGTTGCTGTTGAAACAGGTGAACGTGGGGGGCTCGATCAGGACGGTGATTGGCCGTGCGTTTCGCACGTCAGTCACGACCTTGAGCCCCAGGGCGGTCAGTGACGCCACCAGAGTGCTCTGAGCGTCCGAGAAGATGCCGGTGGCCGTCATGCCACTTGCGACCTATTGACGCCCAGCAAACGGTTGATCTGGCCGCTTGATCCGAACGGAACCGGGTTGCCCATCTGCTCAAAGGACGCGAATGAGTCAACGCTGCCGCGCTCGCGGTACAGGCTGCCAGCGAACATGACAGTCCCCAGCTTCACGTCACCACCAGGCACCGTAGTCAGGCTGTCGAAATACCCCGCTTCCCGCCGGCGGCGGTAGGCGTAGGCGTTGGCTGCAGACACACAGCTGGTGATGAAAGCCGTGTCGTTGGCCGTGGCCGAAGCGATGCCCAGCCATTCCACGACATCGTTATTGACGATCCATGTGCAGACTGGCGTTGACGTGAGCGTGCCCGCCACAGGCCCACGCGCAACGTCTGCGTGAGTCTTGGCCATGAGCAGCTGATTGAGGATGATTTCTTCAGGATCAAAGATCCAATCTCCCTCATCATCAATGCCGATGTAACGGTATGTAGGAACGTCTAGCACTGTGTAAGTGCCGTTAAGCGTCGCTCCCAGCCCAGCCACCGTGACTGACTGCCCGATACCCACGTCGGTCGCCTCAAGGGTCTGGACGACCAAATAGTCGTCTGTGACCTGGCGATGGGTAATGGCGTAAACGGGCATGGGCAGTCAGTCAGGTAAGCGGCTTAGACGAAGTTCGCCTTGATGAACTTGTCGGCGTCGATCACCTTGGCGGCGAAGTAACCGCGGAAGGCGATGGTGCGAGACAGCTCGCTCGGGTTGTCAACCGAGAGGGCGCCCTTCTGCTGCTCGAACAGCTCGTAACCGCTGGCGTCGCCGATGATGACCGTGGCCGCGTCGAAGTTGCGTGAGGTCACCACCTGCAGCCCCCAGGCGGTGCCGTTGCCGGTGCCGAAGCTCATGCCGCCCAGAGCATTCTGGGGTCCCACGGCGGGGAACATCGGGCGCTTGTTGTCGTCCGACAGGCGCACCAGCTCGCCCCACATGCTCGGGTTCAGGAACATGTGCGTGGGGAAGTTGCCGTTCGATGCCGTCACGATGGTCTCGGCAGCCGTGGCAATCCAGTCAGCCCAGTAGGACGGATCCCCGACCGAAGCGGCGGTGAAGTTGTCACTGTTGGTCACGCCGGAAACCAGCGTGTCGGCGGCGACTTCCTCAGTGGCCGAAGCGTAGATCCGCGTCATGTCGTCCAGGAGGAACGACAGAACAGCCGGGTCAGTCCAGTCGAGGTCCTGCTCGCTGATGTTGACGTACCCGCCGTAGGTGCCCTTGGTGACCTGGATGTCATCCACGACGAACGTGCCCTGGGTGAGCGGGTCGAACTCGTTGGTCTGCACGCCCATGCTGGTGTTCGTGACCACCTTGGGACGAATGAAGATCTTGCCGCCGGCGGGCATGGCGCGAACGCCAACAGCGTCACAGATCGGACGGTTGCCGACGAAGTTGTTGTAGACCGGCCCCAAAATCGGGGTCGGCACCAGACCGGGCGTGTCAGCGATGGCGACCTCGGGGGCCGCAGCGCGCACAGCGGTCTGCATCCTGTCGAACTCGTGACCACCCTTGATCATGGCGCTGATGTACTCCACGGCGGTCGGCAGCTCAGGCTTCGCGCCGGCGTACAGCATGGGGTTGGTTGGGATGGTGGCCTCGGCCTCGATGGGCTCGGCCTCGATCTTGGCCTCGGACATTTCCTGATTCTCCTGCTCGGTGTTTTCGGTGTCCTGCTCCTGCTCGGGCTCCGCGTCTGCGGGCTCCGTTGCGGCCACCTGCGTGATGACCGCTTCCTTGAACGCTGGGACAGCGACCAGGGAGAGCTCGACCAGCGCCGCCTCAGTGACGGTCATGACGCCTTCGGCGTCGGTCGTGAACTTGGTGGGCTGTGCTCCCACGCTTACAGAGTCGTAAGCGCCAGCCTTAAGCAGCGCCACGGCATCGCGGCTGGCCCTGGTGTCTGCGAGGGTGGCTTCAAACTCCAAGCCCTCATCAGTGTCCTGAAGGGCGTTGACCACGCCGCGCAGCTGCGTCAGGTCGTGGTTCTCGATCAGCTTCGCGGGCTTCTGCGCCGTGTCGAAGGCCCCACGCGAGAATCGCACCTGCTGGCCATCGGAGACAGTCGCCACCGTGTCCCACGGCACAGCGATGCCCGCGATGCGGGCCGGGCGCTCGGCGTCACCAGCCTCAGCGGTGATCAGACTGGCATCAGCGTCAAAGCGAATCACGCTCAACCTCGATTTCCTCGACTGGCCGGACTTCCGCCGGCATTTCTTCGACATCGTTGAACTCGTCCAAGTACTCGTCTAGGGCAAACTCGACGTGCCGGCCCCGGGGAAGGATGTCATCCATGCTCAGGCGCTCTTGGATGGCGTGCAGGATGGGCCGTGCGCCGAACAGGATCAGATCCCGCCGAGACTCCTGCGCGTTGGAGTACGTCATACCGCTCTGGTCAATGGCAAGCAGGTAGGCGGGAATGTCCATCAGCCTGGACAATTCCTTCGTCTGATACTCGCGCCCCTCCACCAGCTGCAGCTTCGACGGGTCAACGTCGAACGACTCAAAGCTCACCAGCTCGTTCAACGCGCCAATGGCGTTGGTGCGCCTGTTGGCTGCCCACGCTGCGGCCATCTCAGCGAGCTCGTCGCCGCTCATGGGCTCGCCGCCCTTCTGCTGCAGGTAGCCGGCGGCAATCTCGTTGGTGGCGAAACGCTCTGCCGACTGGTCAAGCCTCAGCGCAATCTGAATTGCGCGGCGCCCCTGGTAGATGATGCCTTGGCTGCCGCTGTGGAATTGCACCAGCTGCGACACGTCAAGCGGGATGCCGTTGAAGTTGACCTTTTCCGCAGGCCCGAACCATTCCGGCGGTGCGTTGTCGGGCGTGTCACACAGGTTGGCCGGCAGCCACTGGAAGGTGGCGGGGTAGCCAGTCGAGTAACGGCTGGTGATCATCCAGAAGGCGCGCCCGTAGAGGATCAGATCCCGGGCGGTCTTGGCCATGATGAAGTTGCGCGTGGTCTTTGGGTCAGGGCGATTCATCCACGATTCACCCTCGACGTAAAGCTTTTCGTACTCCTGCCCGGTCCACTGCAGGGTGTAGCTCTTGATGTTCAGCGTCGCCGCCACGGTGGAGAGCAGGGAGATTGCTCTTGCCACCGTGGGGACGCTGAGGGCCGCTTCCTCAAGGGCACCCACACTGTACCCGAGAAAACTTCCGCCCTGTGGAGCCCCAGCAGCCGCCGCGACGGGCGCAGAAGCGAAAGCAGGCGTCGCCTTCACCTTCTTAAAGAGCTCCATAGGTGAATCGTCCTCCGCGTCTTATGTAATTACAAGGGCTGCGGCATAAAGATACGATTTGATACCCATGAGGGGCAGCGGGGGAACCGACTGCCCCCCACAGGCGGCGCTTATGTTACCTGCCGAATGCGATGGCAGGCTTGGCCCTGGACGTAGGCTTGGCGATCAGGGCAGCCGCAAAGATCATGCACCTGGCGAGTGTGATCGGGCCCGAGCTGCGCTGCGATGAGAGGGCATAGCCCCGCTGGGTCTTGACGCCAACGGCGCGGTCTACATGCTCGGCCAGCATCTGCTCACCAGTGTGAACAATCCTGCCCTCAGTAATCAGCTGCTTGATCGTCCCGGTGTGCGTTGCGAGCTCGGCGTAACCAACCTGCACCTTTTTGCGGGCAAGTGCCGGCGGCGCAATCTCAAACAGGCTGGGCGTCAGTGCGATGTGGTCGCAATTCGCAGCTGCAGACTCAACGGCAGACCAGCAGCCTGCAAGCGAGTCGGCCAGAAACTCCACGGTGACTCCAATGGTGTCGTCGCCCAGGCGCTGCGCCCTTACACCGCAATAGAGCGATTCGTCGATTGAAGAATCAACAGCCACCACGCCGCCGGCGGGAATGTCCTCCACCTTGAGCGAGTCGAACAGACCCGGGGGCAGCCACGACCGCTCCGAGCTGATCCACACGTTGAGCGATGCCCGCAGGAACGCGGCCTTGTCCACTTGCTCGGCTTCGTCTGCCAGCACGTCAGGCTCGAGCGTGTAGCCCAGGGCAGGGTTGGCCATTTTCCACAGCTCGGGTGAAGTCATCGGATCGACACCAGGCGGGACAGACCATTCGGCCATGTAGAGCTTTGTGGTGCGGCCCTCATCAATTGCCCGAAGCCCTTCCTCGCGCATCTGCAGCATGGCCAGGGAATCCTCAGTGCCGGCGGTTGACCAGCACGACAGGAGCGGCGACTTCATTACGCGCTGCGACGGCAGGGCACCATTGAGCAGCACGTCGCGGCTGATCGCCCATACCTCGTCGGCAATTACATACGTCGGGGAGAGTCCGTGGAATGCTTTCGGAGTCGCGGCCTGCACCAGCCACCGGGTGCCATCAGGCATGATGACTTCGTTGCGTCCGTAGCTCCACTTGACTTTGGCGCCGAACTCCTTGTCGAGGATTGGTGCCAGGGCTTCAAAGATTTCAACAGCCAGGTCGAGCTGGTGCGCGGTGCTGATCAGCATGATTGGCCCGCCCCGGCGCTTGGGTTCCTCGGTTAAGGCCCACAGGATCAGGGCCTTCAATGCCATGGTCTTCCCGTTCTGCCGAGCGACCGATACCAAAGACCGGCGGCGGATCAGATTGCCTTCGTCGTCGTGCTCGAGCTGGCCGTTGAGTGCGTGCAGCTGCC